ATGGTCGTATTAGAAACTGAAGTTCAAAACGTCAACGTTAAAACGTTAACGCTCCGTCATTTCGCTGTGTCTCACGTTCCGGCTTTCAAGCTGTGCTACATCACTACAACAGACATCTTTGAAGAAGTCGTTGTTCCTTTCAATCATTTTGGCTACTGCATTAGCACATTCGAAAACAACAAAGAGTCTTTTGGTTATCTCTCGGTTGGTGATTACGAGTTTCGTTTTGAATCTGACGAATATGAAGTTCTATGCCGCTTCTTGGGCACGGCACCTCAAAAAGCAACTGGTTTGGAAGCTTAATTATGGATTCCATTTATTTCGATGATGAACCCCAAATCGGAATCAATGTGTATTTTCCTTGGGGTCACCATTTCTTTAAAAACCAAGCTGAATTCAACCAGTTCTTACACATCCACTACGGTAACGATGCTTATCAACTGGTTGAAATTACAGACGAAAATTACAACGAATTGCTATTAAAGGGGGTCTTTCATGCAATTTAAAGATGAAACACGCCCAGTCAAAATTGACCACTTGGCTTTTACGTTTAACTACGGTGATTTACGCCATCTTGATAAGTCAAATGACCAAGATTTCATTAACTTGCAGATGCCTGAGTTTCGTCAACCTACTTCTAGCACTCCAGATGCCATTGAAAGCGCAATGGAGCGTCATAAAGACAAGGTTCGTAAAGTGCTCTCGCATCGCTTTGATGAATTCATGTCAAAGATTTTCGGTTTCCGTTTATCGCCTATGCGTGGCCGTGGCTTGCATGGCTATCAAGATTCGATGGTGATTCTTGATAAGACGGGAACCGTTGAATGTGGTTTGGTTGGTATTGGTGGCAACAATGACACGGTATTCGTCCAAATCAACGGTACTGGCTGTACCAAGCTTTTTGATTACACCACGCATAAGAAAATACATTTCTGGTTAGCTACGGTGCTTGGCGTTACTCGCCTCGCCCGTCTTGACTTGGCTGTCGATGATTACACGGGAGTTTTTGACTGTGGCTATGCAGAAATATGTTTTTACAACGGTGCGTTTCGTACGGCTAAGCGTGGTCGTGGTCCCTCAATGGTTCCACATAAGCGCATTACTGAATCTGGTGAGCTAATGGAAGAAGCAACGATAGTGGGTTCACGTTCTTCAACCGTTTATTGGCGCATTTACAACAAAAAGTTGGAGCAAAAAATTACTGACCCTGAGGTCATTTGGTATCGAAATGAAGTTGAACTGAAAAAGTGCGACGTCGATATGCTCGCCTCTCCTGCTTCGGCTTTTGCTGGTCTCTGTGATTTTGCCGCCAGTATTGAACCGTCCGAACCAGTCAAGTTTTCCAAGAACAAAAAGGCTCAAGGTTTGGAGTTTTTCTCTCGTATCGCTTGGGCTCGTCGCCAGTGCGGCAAAGCGTTATCTGAGGTCATTGCGATGACTGAGGGTGACTTAGGGGAAGCGTTTGGAATGCTTATTCCCGAAAAATACAGACGAACAAATTTTAACGAGCTAGGCGTACCGGACGCTTACGCTCATCTCAAATCCTTAACTTTGGAGAGTCAAGGCTATGCCAACAATTACAGCAGTAGTTATTAAGAAGTTCCCGAAATCGGGTATGGAGTTCGCGGAGCTTTCAGTTCTTCGTGCGGTTGAAGAAGTTGACGTTGAGAAGTTTCAACAGCGTGGTATCGGTTTAAACACTGATATTCCTTTTAACAAACAACCAATTCGCATCAATCTGGAGTACGCAAACCAGTTAATCAATACCAGAGCGTTTGTGCCTAATCGCGAATATGAACTTCGCTTTGATGTGAATATTGATGACCCTCTTGATATTCAAGTTAAGGAACTTATCCCGCTTGATGACGATATTAAAAAACACTTTCAAGCGAGCCTTAAATAATTATGACTCTCTCAGTCTGTGCGGAAATCCTCACTGATGGAACGATTAAAGCTTTCCCCTACGAGCCGTTAGCCAATTGTACGTTCGTAGTGGTGAGCAATGACGACTATCAGTTGATGGCGACTCGCGCAAACTTGGAGTTTGATATTGATGCAGCATTTTACGCTGAGATAACAGGTTATTTGCTGCTCTCTTTTGTGTCCGGTCACGTGCTCGGACGAATCGTTAAAGGGCTTGGTAAAGCCTAATCCTGTAAAACCTTTTGGAGATATTCCTATGAAAAAACTATCTGTTCTTTTGGCTACTGCGGTAGCGTCTGGCTCTACTTTCGCTGCTGACCATTCAGAAGCTATCAATTCGGCTGTAACTGAAGGTCAATCAAACTACACGCTAGTTGTGGTTGGTCTGATTGGTCTAGCGGCTATCGGTTTTGGTCTTCGTATGATGATTGGTGCGATGCGTTCGTAATCACTATGCAAGAGACGTTAACCGCCATACTCACCCTACTTTTCGCTCTCTCGATGTTCGGTGGATTCGTTGGGGGTTTTAAGTCTGGTATTAACGCCTCCTAGTGGGGCGTTATTTTTTTATAAGGAATACAAATGAGTATTAAACAAAGCATTGCGTCACTGGTTATTTTGCTGAGTGTTTCGTTTAGTGCTAATGCGTCCGTAATGAAAGTTAACGGTTGGAGTGGCTACATTGCCGTTTTTTCTAATTGTTTTGGTATTAGCTCTGGGAGTTATGTCGACCCTCAAGGCGTAGGTAGTTGTGTTGGGCGCTCCTTTATGATTGATGGAAGAGAACACGCTGTTATTAATCAACGTTCTGGTAGCTATAGTCTTGAGGTTAAACACCGATATTTTAAAAGCGGAAGATGGAATGAAGATTGGTCAAGAGTTGATTTAATTCCCGTTTCTGGTGGCTGTCCTGATGGTCAAGAGCTAATTGATGGGATTTGTAAGGAGCCGCCTCCTCCGCCTTTCTGTAGTCGTCCTGACACGATAAGTCAGATGAACCAATATGAGTCTAACTGTCTTGCTGATGGTGGCTCTCCAACAATTATTTGTAATGACCAAGTCGACCCGCCTGACTTTCGAATGTCTTGCGATATTGCTCCACCTCCACCTGAGGGCTGTGAGCCGGGTTCTCCTTCATTTCCTGCATGCTTGGACGATGAAAACAAATGTGATGAAAATCATCCTGATTGGAATCCAGAATACGGAATGTGTTGTACGCCAGAAAACAATTGGTGTGACGTTCCTCCACCTGAGTCTTGTACCATCTTTTCCCCAAATTGGCCGGAGTGTTCGGGTGATACTGATATCGACCCTCCAACGGGTGGCGATTTAGGCGACCCTGATAAACCATCTGGCGGTGGCGGTGGCGGCTCTACTGACCCTGATAAACCTGAGCCGGATGTTGATAATACCAGTGACACTCTAGCGGCTATTAAGGCGATGAATAAGGATGTTAACTCTCAGCTAACTGGTATCAATAATGACATGAACAAAAACCAAGCTGAAACAAAATCCGCTCTTGATGCTCTCAAGGCTTCTGTTGATTTGAATACCGATACGGTTGTCGATAATGCAAACCATGTTGCTAACGCTATCAAAGGGCAGTCAGATATGTTGTCTGGTATTGGTAATCAAACCAACGGCTTGCTTACGTCTGCAAACAATCTTTTAAACAACGGCTTTGGTCAGCTATCCAATGACCTTGGTGACTTGGAATCAACTAACCAAAAGGGTTTTGGTGATGTGGTCGATGCTATTGAGGGATTAGGTAAACCTATGGTTGATGGTGGCGGTGGCGGTGCCGTTGTTCCCCTTTATTCAGCTACCCAATTACACAACTTAAACGCTGAAATTACTGTCCTTAAAAATGAGTATAAGGATTTGCTAAACCAGTATCGTGCCTACTTCAATTTTACATCTGATGTTAACGGCGGTGATTACAACGCTCATAACATCGAGCTTACGGTTCGCGGCAATGTAGTCCGTCAACAGAATGCAGTTATGGCAGCGTTACAGGATAACGCCGGAATCATCGGGGCAGTGGTTTTGTTTGTATTTGGCTTGCTAGGGATAAGAGCAATCGGAGGGGCTTTCTAATGTATGAGTTTTTTCAGTACATCACCAACATGGGTGAGACCATTCTTAACTATTTCAGTAATGCAGGTAGCTATTTTGATGCGGCTTTTGTGTGGCTCCAAGCATGGTGGATAAAAATGAAATTCATGGTGATGATTGAGTTTTTGCGTATCTCTTATTTGGTGGCGACAACATTATTAGATGAGATTGGTTTTAGCTCCCTATTCTCTGATTTGTTCAACTTGCTCCCCTCTGAGCTTCGTTACTGGGGGATATTATTTAAAGTGCCTGATGGGATGGCTATTTATGCCAATTGCGCCACTACTGCACTTGTAATGAGAATGTCGAGGTAACAACAATGGCAATTAGTATTAGAACGGGTGGCAATGGCTCTTATAAATCCGCTTACACGGCGTGGTTTGTTATTCTCCCTGCTCTCAAGGCTGGTCGTGTGGTTGTGACCAACTTTGAGGGTATGCAGCCCTTAGAAGAAATTGAAAAGCGCTTGAATATTAAATTCCCTTCATCTGCTAAGTTGATTCGTATTTTCTCGCGCTCTGAAATTGGTATTGAACTCTGGCAGCATTTCTTCTGTTGGTGCCCTCTTAACGCTCTCATTGTTATTGATGAGTGTCAGGATATCTTTTCTAAAAACATCGGCTTCGATGGTCGAAAAATTAAATACCGCCCTTTAGAAGAATTTCTCCCAAACCTACCTAAGGGTTATAAGGAGTTTTTCGATTCTCGCCACGTTCCTGTCGATTTGAGTACGTTGCAATCGTGTGAGATAGACGATTTAGGCGTGGCTGAATACGACGAAAATGGTCGCATAATCTACCCGTTAACTTATAACGAGGGCTTTATGCGTCATCGAAAATACAACTGGGATATTGAGTTGCTCTCTCCCGACTGGCAACAGATAGATAGCTCAATCAAGGCGTGTGCTGAGCAAGCTTTCTTTCACAAAAATAGGGATGGTTTTTTCTTTGCTAAGCGTAAACCGTGGATATACAAACACCCTACCAATGTGACTAAACCAGTTATTCCGCAAAAGAAAGACGCAAACCTATTCCCTCAAAAAATCCCTTTGGAAGCGCATCTACTTTATAAGTCTACGGGTACGGGTGCGGCTACTAAATCAGGTGGCTTGAATACGCTGTTTCGCTCTCCGAAATTCTTTCTAGCCTTGTTCTTAATGATTGCTTGTCCGGTGTATTTTATTTATGGCGCTATGGATTTACTTACTGAAGATGAAAGTCAGGTTTCAACAGATGAACTTGAGACGAAAACTAACAGCCAAAATTTGGAATCTGTTCCGGCTGGACGGGCTTCGACGTCTGTTCAAGGGGATTTTGTTTTACCTAGCGGTGGGACTGCTAATTCGAGTGGTCAGCAAGGCGGCTCTCCTTTTGTTCCTGTAACGGATGTTCTCTATTTTGAGGGGCTTCAATCTGCCTATCTGTCTGGTTTCCATAAGAAGACGATCATTAAACAGAGAAACGGAATCAACTTGAGAACGGCTAACTTTGATGTGGTGATTAACGCTTATACCGATGATGGGCTTTATTCAATCAATAAACGTTATCTGGAAGCTGTGGATGTTCAATTTGAGCTATTGGACGAATGCTTAATGGTTCTCAAACAAGGTGAGCTTAAAAGCCTTATAACGTGTGAACCTTCCACTAATGAGCGTGGTGGCCGTGATTCAGATTCCATTGAGACGGATGTCGCTAGTATTGGCTCTCTACGTGGTCAAGCGATGAGTGATAACTCTTTCTTGATGTAAGTTGATTTTGCTATCAAAATGCGAACCGGCGCCAGGACTCGAGAGAATTTTTTGCTATCATAATTAAACCAGGTAATCAGCTGCAGCTAGGTGAAATGATGGCAATTACAATTCGAGATATTCAAGAGCATGAGGAAATGCTCTCACGACTTAAAGAGCAAACTGGGACTTCAACAATGAGTAAGGCTCTTTTGAAAGGCGGCTACGATGCCTTGAAGTTCAAAGAGCTTTATTTAGCTGAGTGTAATAAAAACAAGAAGCTTCGTGATGAGCTTTATCGAAGTTCGGAGGCTGTCGGTGATTATCTTAACGCTCTTGACGGTCTTCGTTCTTTTGCACGCTAGTTTCGTCATCCTCCCCGAAGGGATAAGGAGTTGCGGAGCGACGACGGGGCACCAAGCCGCCCACTTAACTAAAGATAGCCTCCCCATCTAATCGGCGCGGTTAGCAACCCAAACTCACTCGGGTTCTGCCGCCCCCCTTTCCTGCCAGACCATTCAAAACGCCTAGGGCACTCCCAAGTGTCGGCTCTATCTCATCTCTCCCATAGTTCTCTAAATCAATCGAGTGTCGAGATTGATTCTTCTATTTGGCGGTTGCCCGACAATAAGTGACGACGACGAAGACTGAGGAGGAGGAGCGCAGCGGAGGGCAAACCCCCGTTCTGTATCACGGGGGTAAATTCCCCCATAACTTAAGGCTTTGCACTGACATAGACTATCTGCAAGCGTAGCGCGCCAGTGTTTGAGCGTTAGCGAGTAATGGTGTATAAACCCTAAGTTAATATGACTTGAGGTGCTTAATGACAGCATTTGGTATTGTTGCGATTCTACTCAGTGTGTTAGGAGTAATAACTCCTGTTATGGGCTTTTTGCTATCTGCCTTGTCTGGCTTTTTGGCAATATTGGTTTCTAAGAGGTTGGATCCTTTGGCCAATGCTGCATTGGTCATTAATTGGCTTAACTTAACTATTTTGTCTCCATTGACGGTTAGCGCGATGTTTAACCCGATGTTTGGGACTGATTGGTCAAATATAATTGTTTACACTATCTGTGTATTGATTCAACTAACTGGGCTTGTACTTTGGCGCATTAACTATCGAAAATATTCGTAATACGGGGTGAAAGTCTTCACTCCTAAGCTACTGATTTTCTCCTTTCCTTAAAAACAAAAAGCCCCCTAATGGGGGCTGCTTTTACTCAGATTCTTTCTTGTGCTTTTTAATCATTTCCTCGAACACTGCTTTAAGTGACTCAGGAACGCGCATGACTACAGTTGGTTCCTTTTTCTTTCTTCCTGCACCATCTCTTTTCCCTCCTCTAGTCCCTTTTTCCTTAATGGTACTCTTTTCTTGTTTCACTGCTAACTCCTCTAAAACACCTAACGGGGTTCCCCATCCGTTGATAAATTCAAGGTCTGGGTTGAGCTCTAAGTGTTTATTAGCTATCTCTATTGCTCGTTTTGGGTTTTCCCAGTATGCACTAAGCACATCTAACTCATTTTGGAATGCGTTAAGTGATGTCTTCATGTCATCAGATAGTTTAGGTTTGCAGTTTACACTCATTTTGAAATCCGTTACACAATTCATCTCGATATGAATAATGTAACATAATTCAATTAAATTGAAATGTGTTACAGAAATCAAAATTTGAAAATTGTTACGCAAATCATATTATTTCTTTATTCGGGAAATAGCTCTCGCATATCGAAGTAGTTTGGTCACGTTCATCATGTCCGGTTCTGCGCCTATTTCTAGTAGTGCTATTCCGGTTAATATTTCTTGTGGTGTTACGAGTTGCCCCGTCGGTAGCTCTAATGTGTTTTTGTGCATTTTGAAGTTTTCCCAAGCTTCCGAGGTGGCTAGTTCCCTCCCCTTGGTCATCCTCATCAGACGTTTGCATTCGGGCGGTATGGGCTTTCCATCGTCCCAACCTTTGACCGCCCTCACACTTTTAAAACATAGTTTCGCTGTCTCTTCTACACTTAAACCGCACTCAAATTCACGAAAAACGTAATTCTTGCTCATTTTTCGAAAGTTCGTCATATATACCCTGATAATCAAAAGGGTGTATATGTAATTGATATGAAACATTATTCAACATAACGTCGCATAATGCGCACTAAGGCTGTAAGGTTATTAAAAGCTTCTGAGTTAATCCTTTTAAGTTCCCCATTAGATAACATCTCAAAATCAAGTTAATAAATTGAATTTTGGGCGGTCTTGCCAGATTCGCTATTTCAGTGAGATGATTGAAAACGACGAGATTCTTATCTCGTAAATAAAAAAGCCCCGAGCGGCAACTCAGGGCTTTCATTCTTCACAATAAGGAGACCTTATGGATCCGGATACGCTCCAAGGTGTTGCAGCTATTATTGGTTCACTAGCAACACTAATCCTTGCGCTTAAGAGCAAGCGCTAAACCTCCAATCCTCTGAGGTGATCACACTCACTTCAGAGGTTTTGGACCAAAAAAGTCCAAATTCAAATCAAGTGTAAGTAAGCTTACATATCAAGTCAACAACACTTACCATTGAAGCCCTGTGTGAACGTTCCAAAGATTTACTGCATACATGTTCCGCTCAGTGTCTTCCCAAGTAACCTGATAAACGCGTCACCCAAAACCTCAAATTGAATACATCAATTTTATTGAACTTTGTTGAGCAAGGTGTGGGATTAGGCGTAATACCCAACTACTTATTAAAAGACAGTAGTCATCAAGAACTTTTAAAAGTTACCCATATATTCAGCACAGAAAAGTCAATGTATGTCGCCTACCCCTATCAAAATCCATTACCGAGAAAGCTGGTCGAAATTTCATCTTTCATAAGGTTAGAGCTCACAGCGATCTTAGGGGAAAAGTAACTATAATTACGGAGTCACATCCAGTTGGACTTACTCATTTGAGGTCTGCCGAAAAATGACAAATAACATTCAAAAACAAAGTTAATTTGTAACAGATTATGTTAACGATATTGTCAATTCAATTATCTCAATAGAGGAATGATGCTTTGCGTCACAGAGATCGTGGTAAAACATATCCTCGGAAATACTTCTAATGAATGCATATCACGTTAAATAGTGCATCAATTGACTTTGACTAAAACATAAATCTAGTACAGCCCAATAATCAATTGATTTCATAATCTGCGAGCGGTATGGTGTTTGTGACCCCCATAAAAAACAAGGATATTGGCTATGGATAAATTACTGGCGTCCGCTTTAGAAATTAAACAGCGCACCATGGTTACTGGCCTTTTTGCAAAGAACGGGTTCAAAATCGCCATGACAGATTTTGACGATGTTACTTTTGAGCGAGAAGGCGTCCAAGTTAACGTACATTTTGACATGGCTTCAAATGCTGAATCCGTTTCTGTTTTGTCCAAAAAGCCATTCTCGTTAACTCGATAA